TGCAGACATCGCTGCTGAGGCTCTTGGGTTTGAGATCTCACAAAGCACGGTCCGAGGGATCTGGAACGCACGGAGGGAAAATAACTTCGCAGTATGGGAATCACCGGAGCGGAAAAAGAAATTGTCTGTGGCAGAAGAAATAGCCGGGCTAAAGGAAGTGGTTAAAGAACAGGATCAGAAATTTAAAATAGTCTTCCGGAAGCTGCATGAGCTTTCCCAGGCCAAAGAGGAAAGTGAAGAGGAAAAACTAAATAAGCGAATAGATTCATTCAACTTTAATAACGGGGGAGGCGATGGAGCCGAGTTGGTTGACTGACGAGGAAGCATACTACGAAAAATTTTACCCGGAGGATAAAGTAACGGATTACGACCCGGATAACATTGAACACTACATGGAGCTTATGGATGAGCAAAAAGGGAAAGACCTGTAGCCGTTGTGGAAAAGAACTGAGCGGAATTCGATCCAGGTTCTGCTCAGACACTTGCTACCTGGCGGTAAAGCGAAGTCAAGCAAAAGAATATTCGCAAAAGTTTCGATTCCAAATTCCTGAAAGGGATTGCGAAATTTGCGGAAAAGAATTCAAACCTATTCGGGGCGATGTAACGGCGTGTTCTAAATCCTGCTCTCGGATTAAAACCAGGCAGAAACAACGGGAGCGCCGGAAGAAAAGTCGCAAACTCGAAATAGTAAAACCGATGAAAGCGTCGGTCAAGCCTATCAAGATCCAATATAAAGTTTCTTACCACACGGAACCGAAATTTGTAAATTCCGAGGATCCGAAACACACCAAATTAAAAAACGCCGTCCAGGATTTTGTAGCCAAGGGCGGGACAATCGAACAGCAACCAACTACACCAGGTTCAAAAATTCCGACTGTAAATTTGAAGTTCGGTTTCCTGGCGGAGGACGTTTTTGGTTTCGGTTGGGAGAAAAATTCTGACGAGCTCCTGGAGGATTATAATGATCGAAATTGATATGGATCCGATGAGCAAGCCAAGACAAACCCGTAGCGATGTTTGGAAAAAAAGGCCCATCATTTTGAGGTGGCGTGCCTGGGCTGATGAAATTCGAGCAATCTGTAAAGAGAAAAATTTTGTGCCGAGCAACGAATTGATCATGCGGTTCTATATTAAAATGCCGAAATCCTGGTCACAAAAAAAGAGGGATGAGCACCTTGGTCAACCTCATACTCAGAACAGATTGGACTGTGATAATTTGGCAAAAGCGGTCATGGATGCACTCATAAAAGACGATGGGCGGGTCCATTTTTTACAGGTAGAAAAGCGCTGGGGGGAGCGCGGAGTGATTGTTTTGAAAAACAAGCTGGAAAATTAAAATGCCTCAGAAAAGCTTCAGATCGCCCTGTAAGAGAATAAGTAAAAGGTGTATACAAACGTATACATATGTTCACTATATTGTAGTTTCCGTTAACCGCAAGGGTTTACAGGGACGCAATTAATTCAGTAAACAATCATCACTAGGAGAGAAATGGTTGAACAAATCGAGATGGAACTGGGGAATTTTCGAGTGCTCCAGGCAATCCGAAAAAGTAAAGATGCTCGAAACAAGGAAGCAAGAAAAACATTTTTTCGCTGGGTGAAAATTAGATTTGGGAAGGGGAAAAATGCTAACCGTTAAAGAACAGACCGAGCGTTTTTCCAACGTCGAAAATTTCGAGAAAAGATTCGATCCGGAGATCCGACAAAAATATATTGGCGGAACAGACATAGCTGCAATTCTTAATTTGCATCCGTACAAAAAAAAATATGAGGTCTGGCTCGAGAAGTTAGGAAAAATAGATCCGGCAGATCTTTCCGAAAATGAGGCCGTGTATTGGGGTAAGGTTCTCGAGAATCTTATTGCTGACAGATATTCAGAAGTTACCGGGAATAAAGTCAGGAATGTAAATCGGACGCTCATGCATTCTAAGTATAATTTCATGCGCGGACATATTGACCGGAAACTCGAAGGGAAGAACGCCGGGCTTGAGGTTAAAACAGTCGGGCTGAGATCGGCTCATTTATGGGGCGATGAGTATACCGATGAGATCCCTGTTCATTATGAATTACAGGTTCTCCACTACATGGCTATCACAGGCTTCGATTATTTCGATGTTGCTGCTCTTTTTTTCGGCCAGGAAATGCGGATCTTTACAGTGCGGCGTAATCGGAACCTCGAGAGAATCAGAGAGCTTGAAGAAAAGGCAAACGAATTTTGGCAGCAGCACGTTCTCACTGGGATCCCACCAATGCCAGGTTCAACAATCGAAACTGCTATGGCCTTCCCGGAAGCACACCGCGGAGAGGTCGCAACACTTAATCCTATGCAAGACCCAATGGTTACTGATGTTCATAACCTCAGCGAAGACCTGGCGACTGTGCAGGATAAACTGGACTCGGCAAAGACCAAGATCCAGAACGCGATGGGCGATGCCGAGGTCCTCGAAAACTCACGCGGATATGAGGTCGCAACCTGGAAGAATTCCTCCAGGAATGGGAAAACATTCCGTACTTTTAGAATGAAAAGAAGGAGAGAAGAAAATGAGTAAAATTACAATGGACTCAATAGTTAAAGGAGTCGAAACAGTGCCGCCAGTTACCATTATCTATGGTAAAGAGGCGGTGGGTAAAACATTCATGGCTTGTCAGAGTGATTCGCCTATTATGCTTGACCTGGAACATGGTGCAGAGATCCATACAAATCAGAAAATTCCACTGTATGGCAAGGATATAGTCTTTGACGATTGTATTGAGTCACTACGTCTTATTTATGCTAACCATAAAAAAATGGGCGTAAAAACGGTGATAGTGGACTCATTCGACTGGGTACAAAAGCTCATCCATAAAGAAGTCTGCAAGCAAAAAAATGTGGAGACCATCGACGAGCTCAAATGGGGAGCAGGATATCAACTGTCTGCAAGCCTGGCCCAGGACTTTGTCAATGGCTTGGACTCGCTCAGACAGTTGGGCCTGGAGATTATTATAATCTGCCACACCCAGATAGTGAAGGTCGATGAGCCCATTCATGATCTGTATGAGGTCTATGATCTTAAATTAGATCGGCTGATTCGTAACAACCTCAAAGAATGGTCCACAATTATTGCCTTCTGTGAATTCGATCAGAAAACTCACCTAAAAGGGGAGCGCTTTGGTCAGAAAGTGTACAAGGCTATCTCAACTGGCGACAGGATTATGCATACCATACCCCAGGCTGGATTCGTAGCGAAATCCAGAATCCCTATACCTTCCCCGCTGCCTCTCGATTGGAAGATATTTAAATCAGAAATAGATAAATCACGAAAAGGAGAATGATGGATTTAGACTTTAACCCAATGGACTATGCGCCCGGAAATGCTTCCGAGACTGAGCCCCGAGAATACACCCTGGCAACGCCAGGTAAATATAAATGTGAGATTGTTGATTCCACTGAGGAAATATCCGCAGCAGGGAATCGATATTTAAAATTGAAGCTCTCCATCTGCGACGGTGGGCAGCACAATGGAACCTGGATATGGGACAATCTCAACCTGTATCATCCAAAAGAAAATGTCCAGAGCCTGGCGCGTCAGATCCTCGGGACTATTTCAAAATGCTGCGGCGTTCTTGATCCTAAAGATACCGCCCAGCTTCATTACAAACCATTCTTTGCCCTCGTGGATATTGAACCAGGTCAAAATGGATATAACGATAAGAACGTCGTTAAAAAATATATGCCACTCGACCCGGAAACTGTGAAAGCTGATAAGGCCAACACAACGAAAATCCATTTGGATAAATTGGACGCGCTTCCCAAAAGGTCCCCTGAAAAACCTGAATCTTCTGCTCCAATACAAGACGGGATTCCATTCTAGTGAATAAGGTCTGCCGAGTATGTAAAGAAGAATACACGCCCAAACAATATGCAACTCAGTTGTATTGCGGGAGGGCGTGCAAGGAAAAAGCACGATACCTAAAAGCAGTTGCGGAAGGGAAGCCGCGGAAGGGTGGGTATTCAAGAAGCGTCTATATCAGAACATGGATGCGAGCTCGCGGTGAGTCGGATTTCTCAGCGCCTTGTAAATTTTGCGGTAAAAAATTGAAAGCTGACGAGCCTTTTAACCTGGCACATACAGTCCCGAGATCTGAGCTTACGTTTGAACAGATCAAGTCTGAAGAATTCCTCACCTTGTCATGCCCCGAATGCAATATTGCAATGGGGCAGATGACTGAGGCTGAGTTTACTGGAGAGAAACAATGAGCGATTTCATGCAACTATTTTTATTAGCGTATTTCTGCGGAGTATTATCCGGAGTTGCTGCTGTCATATTAATAATATTTATTTACTGCGGAAGGAGAGATGAACAAACACGATAAGGAGGCCGCTGCTGCTGAGAAAAGAAGACTACTAGGGCTGGAGTATGAGAGAAAAAGGAAGAAGCGCGCAAAGGATGCCTATCAGTGTTACCTGGTATACATGAAACGTAGAAAACAGTTATAAGGGAGAGAATATGACAATGCTAAAAGACCCAGATCAAATATATCGGTACGGCCTAGCTGTACTGAGACATAGACTCATAATAGAACTAGAGATACCTATGTGGAGAGTAAAGTCTACCTTAGATTCTGCTAGACGAGTAGGTTTCAAAGGTAGAACCCGCCAGCAAGCTCTCGAGTTTGTCCTAAAACTAGAAGAAAAAAGCAGAATTGCTTCTGCTATAGTTTATCCTGAAAGAGACCAATGAGGGTTGAACCAATAAGTTACGAAATTATAAAACCCTGGATACTGAAAAAACACTATGCTTTGAGGATGCCCTCTGTATCTTTTTCTTATGGTTTGTTTAGTGAAGATAATGAGTTAGTAGGAGTTATATCTTATGGCACTCCTGCCTCACCTTATTTATGTACTGGGGTTTGTGGGGTAGGGTATAAAGATAAAGTTATCGAATTGAATAGGCTTGTTGTGGATGAAGGAACTCCATCATTTTTAATAAGTCAGTCTTTAAAAATGATCCCTAGTCCTAAAATAGTGGTTTCATATGCAGATTGTGCTATGGGTCATATTGGATATGTTTACCAGGCCAGTAATTGGATATATACAGGTAAAACAAAAGAAAGAACCGATGTGTTTGCTGGTGAGGGATGCCATGCAAGACATCACAAGGGGGACTTATCTAAAAGGCAACCAAGAAGTGCAAAACATCGTTATATTTATTTTCTGGGAAGCAAAACAGATAAAAAACTGATGCGTAAAGCACTTAAATACCCAATTCTTAGCTATCCAAAAGGGGATATTGATAGGTATGATTCATCGGCAAAAATTAGTAAACAAATGCTTTTAGTTTAAGAAGAGAGAGAAATGTCACAACTAAGTATCTTTTACGGAGCCCGAGCGACTCGGCCAACTATGGTCGATAGCAATGACTTTTTTGAAGAC